ATTTCTTACTCTGATTATCTTGCAGAGAACTTAGATAAGAATATTTCTTACTCTGATTATCTTGCAGAGAACTTAGATAAGAATATTTCTTATTCTGATTACTTAGGAGAAAAATTAAACGGAAATATTAACTACTCTGATTATATTTCAGAAAAAGTTAAAAATGGTATTGAATACACAGAATATTTAGCAGAATCTATTAATAATGGTGGTGCTTCTAAATCAAATCTTACTAAGAAAGTTAATGAATCTATTAACGAGGGTAAGAGAACTTCAGGATTCTCTGGAGATTACACAGATCTTTCATCTAAAGTTGACAAATTAATCGAATCTGTTAGCACTAAAAAGACTGATCAAATTATTAACGAAAATAAATATGCTTTCTTAAAACTTGTGGATAACAACACTAAGAAAGGATTTATATCTTTAAACGAGGCCGAAAAACAAAAGGTCGTAAAAGCTCTTAATGAGCAGAACTATAATTCGGGTACGGATGTAGTTCAAATTATGGGATCTGCTTTAACTGAACAAGTTAACTCAGGTGAAAAATTCCTTGACATGATGCCAGCTGATTTAACATCTTCATGGGGATCTTTAAATGAATCACAAAAAGCATCAATTGTTGCTCAGAGTAAATTCTACAAATTAGAGACTCCTTATCAGATCAATCACTTCTGGAGAACAAGAGGACTTTCTTCACCGGTAGCTAATTTAGAACAATTAAACGAATCCCAAAATATTAGCAACCCTGTAAATACTGGAGTAAGTAACTCTTACATGCAAAGTATCGCAGCAGAGCTAGAAAAAAGATTTAAAAAATAATTTAAAATATGGAACTCTTAAATCAAAATGAGATCTACGAAACGTGGTCTCCAATCATAGAGAGTAAGACCGGTATGACTGATCGTACAAAGGTAGAGTGGTTATCTAAATATTGCCACTTTCACTCATTAAACGAATCTGCCGGAGCTTATAACACTCTAGGTGCAATGAATGGTATGGGCGCAATCGCTCCTCCAACAAACTACTCAGGTGGTATTGCTGGTATCGCTGGTAACGGTGCTGGTCCTGGTGGATTTTACTATAATAATACTTACAACGCTGGTCGTCCATACGTTGGTTCTGGTGATAAATTCCCATCATTACTTCCATTGGCTATTCAGGTAGCTGCTAAAACCGTAGGTTTTGACATCGTGCCTGTTATCCCAATGAGTGGTCCTACGGGAGTATTATCTTACTTAGACTACGTATATGCAGGTGGTACTTTAGCTGGATCTTCAACTGATGCTGCAAATAATTACACTGCTAACACACCAGACGTTATCAAAGTCCCAACTTCAATTGCTTCTCCAGCAACAGCTTTAACTGTAGGTACAACTTATTACCTTTATGTTGAAAGTAATTCAGGAGTAAATGCTACTACTAAATTTGTTGGTTACTCTCGTATCGATGGTTTCCCAATTTTTAGAGTAACTGCTATGACATCTGGAGCTTCAATTGCTGCTGTTGTTACTGCTGCTTCTGTTATTGCTACTTCAGTAGGTTCAGGTGTAGTTGGTTATGCTAATAGCTCTGCAACTCTTGTTAAAACTTTAGAAGATCATATCCAAGGTTTCTCAGGAGCTGGTCCAGACAACACTGATCCTTTCCAAGGACCTTATGTAGATGGTACTACTAACTACGATCCAATGTCAAGAGGAACAGGTGAATCTACTTACTACAAGTCTTTAGGTTTATCTACTTTCACTAAGTTTGTTGAGGCTGGTACTTTCCAAGTTGCTGCTTCTGTTACTACTGAGCAAATTCAAGATCTTAACAAACAATTCGGTATCGACGTAGTTTCTATGATCGAGAACGCATTGGTTAATGAGGTTTCTCAAGCTATTAACAAGCACATCTTATCAAGAGGATTTGCTCTTGGATGGTCTAACCACTCTCAATTCTTCTTAACGGAGAATACAAACCTTAACCTTAACTTAGTTATTGGTGGTGCTGCTACTTACTCAGTTCCTGACTACATCGGTAAGAATGGTACTGCTATCGCAGGTGGTTCTAAACCAGGTGCAGTAGCTGGTCCAGCTTCAGGTACTTTTGAGAACTTATCAACAGTTCAAAGAAGACTTTACAGCCGTATCTTAGCAGCTGCTAACGTGGTAGCTAATAGAGGACGTAGAGGTCCTGGTAACTTTATCGTTACAAACTCTCAAATTGCGTCTGCATTACAAGACATCAGTCAGTTCACATTCGCTCCATTTACTAACACCCTTACTCAAAACAACGGTACATTATACCCTGTAGGTTCACTTGCTGGTATGACTGTATATGTTGATCAGAACATGTCATTCGGTGACACTAGAGTATTAGTTGGTAGAAAAGGTGCTGATGATGAGCCAGGTATGAAATTCATGCCTTACATGATGGCAGAATCAATCCAAACAATCTCTGAAGGTACTATGTCTCCTAAGATCGCGGTTAAATCTCGTTACTCTTTAGTTGAGGCTGGTCACCACCCAGAAACAATGTATTTCTGCTTCCACATTAATGTTGGATCTGCTACTG